TACAAGACATGGAAACACGTGAGGTAACAGCATGTATCACACTCGCCCTATCAAAACATATGACATGATCACTGCACTGACAGATCGTGTCACTAAAAGTTTGTCGTACCAAAACGAGGAGTACGATGACGTGCTCAGTAACGTAAGCCCGGAAGCACGTAAAGAATTTCTGAAGGCTCTGATCAAATTCAATGAGACATTTCTGGAGGGACGAGATGGGTAAGCGCATCAAAGAAACATTCAATGAGCTTGTAGATTTATATAAAGGTTCTAATGAATTCAAGGACTTACAGCCTACAACTCGACAGCAGTACACATATTGGTTACGTCTCGCATCGGAGGCATTGCCTTCTGATGTCGGGTACAAGGAGATCACAGGTGCGATTGCTAACAAAACATTTGAGACTATTGATGAGGGCAAGGGTACAGTGCTAGCCAATCGTGTGCTCGCTGTGTGTCGTAGGTTGTACAGCTACGCTATCCGTATGGATGTGATCGACACCAACCCATGGCGTAAGGTGAAGACTAAGCGTGAGGAATCCCGTCGAATTCTTTGGACACGCAGTCAAGTGTCCAGTTTCTTGGACGTTGCGTACTCCGATTGGAACACCCGATCAGTAGGACTGATTGCACAGATGTGTTACGAGTGGTGCCAGCGTGTGGGTGACATGCGTACCCTGACATGGGATGCCATTCACTTTGAGGATAAGTACGTCAAGCTTGTTCAGTCTAAGCGTAGGGCGCAAGTCAAGGTACCGATCAGTGAGAACCTATTGTCCATGCTCACTGAGCAGAATGGTGCGCTAGACTTTCAGGATTATGTTGCACCTAATGTTGTAGATAACATGAAGCCATTCAACATGTACCGTATCTCCGGATGGGTAAACAAGATCAAGAAGAAGGCAGGCTTACCTGATGACCTACGTCTTGCAGACTTACGCAGGACAGGTACAACTGAGATGGTTGAGGCAGGGGTACCCTTACCACAAATCATGGCGGTGACAGGACACAGCACACCTGCTAGTGTCACACCATACATGAAAAATAGTTTGACAAGTGCGACTGAGGCGTGTACGCTCCGCTCTGTCTACACCGGAAAGTGAAACATTATGTCTAAGATCAGTGACTTCATCGACACATTAGATTTATATGTCGATCAAACGTACAGAGGCAACTGCCCCATCTGTTATGGCAAGAACACATTCACAGTTACACGTGACCACAGTAATGTTATCTACAATTGCTACAAGAATAGCTGTGGCATTTCAGGTAAGCGCAGGCAACTGTTACATGCTGATGAGATCATTGCCCTACACCAGAGAGAAAGTGCCCCTGAGAGCTATTCTGAGCAGGATCTATGTACCTATACAGTGCCTGCCTTTATGGTCCCCTACACAGAGGTGTATACCCCCATAGATCCTACGTTTTTAGATAGGTATGGCATTGACCCACACACTGTGCGATACGATGTCAGGCAGGACAGGCTAGTGTTTCTTGTCTACACCAAGCAGGGACTACTTGTTGATGCAGTAGGCAGAGCATTGACCAAGCGCATCCAACCTAAGTGGATACGATATGCGGCATCACCTGTGCCATACACCAATGGAGATTCTAGTAAGTACGCAGTGATTGTTGAGGATGCGATCAGCGCATATGTTGTAGGTGAAATGTTNGGTGACATCTGTACTGGCGTAGCTCTGCTTGGCACACAGCTAACAGATTTTCACAGGCGGTATATACAAAAGCATTATGACAATGCTATCGTGGCACTCGATCCCGATGCACGAGACAAGACCATCAAGATTGCAAGGGAGTTAAACTGTAAGGCATTGAACCTTACTGATGACTTGAAGTACAAACGAACTGAAGACTTAGATAAGTTAGCGGAGATGTTATATGCATAGGCGAGGCGGTTACAATGTTCCTTGGACTCAGGAAGAGATCGAGACAACGATCAGAATGTACAAAGAACACAAGACCAACCATGAAATTGGTTGTGCCATTGGCAAGACAGGGGATGCTGTTAAAACTAAGCTAGGTAAATTACGCAAGCAGTTTGACTTAGCTCCAAGGAGTCAGGCCCTTCTGAAAAAAGGAAATAAAAAAGGTCCTCCGAAGGGGGTGTCACCATTTGAGCGTGACTGGCAAGGCTCTGTGCCATGCGGTCACTGGATGATCACGAAGCCATGGAAGAAAGCATCATGAGTTATCCCAAGACAAAGTGTATGCACTGCGATAAAGACGCAGTGGCAGTTGAGGCAGGCACATTCTTTTACTGTGCTGTCTGTTGGATTAAACAAATGAGGAAACAGGCATGAGTAAAGTACCTTATGTTGAAAGGCCATTGGGATGGCAGGGTGCAGGTGTAGGATTAACTGGCGAGTGCGCTTACGTGTGGGCATTGTTCTTAGCCAATGAAGCTGACATGGCGGATGACACCTTTGAGTATTCCAAATGGAAGTCGATGGCCGATGACCTCGCACCTAAGCAAGGTAAGCCTGTTCCTGCCGCTGTGTACTACGCTGACCTAGAAGAAGCGATGAAGAAGTACAACGTACCTGAGTACGTGTACCCCGGCAGTGATCCACAGGAATGATGTAAATATGCATCATTGATCCACAGGAATGATGTAAATATGCATCATTAGTGTAGACCTATCCGCATAAAAATGGGAATAAATTACATAAAATGTAATTATCTATGCATAGTATTCCTATGCAAGACAAGCGAACAGTAAACCCACAGGATGAGCGGGGAAGGAGTACATAGTGAATAAGATTGCTGAGTTCTGGGTGAACAGTTACAGGAGTGATCGCAAAGCCTTCTGGCTTGAACTGGTAGGATTCGTGTTCACAGTAGCGGCGAGCATGTACCTAGCAATCAATGCCAACGCACCTGATATGAGGATGGTGTACCCAGTTTCGTTTGTGGGTGTCATCGCACAAGTGTATGCTAGCTACCGTAGGGGTGCGGCATGGGTATTGTTATTGACATCGTACTTCGTGTGCATTAACGTGTTCGGCTTCGGTCGTGCAATGGGCTGGTATTAAAGGAGAGTGCAATGAAATTAAATGAATTGATTAATGCGTTGAGTGACAACGAGTATGTACAAGAGGCACTATACGAAGTGTCCGATGCTATCTTCTTAGATAAATTATTGGACACACGTCAGAGATTCATCAATGATTATGAAGCTGTGAAGGACGGGCAGTCCCGCAGTATCTTTGTACTTAACGATCTTGAGGAAGATGCATTTCAGATTAGCAGACGGATTGAATCTGCTGACATGCTGATTGCTGAGTTTAAGGCTGACCATGAGCCATTCGACTTTGAATCAGTTGAATGGTGGGATGACAAGGAGGGACTCAATGACTAAGCACTGGCGTGACTCCATGAATGAGCGCAATCAGGATTGGATAAAGAACCATGACAAACCCAAGGGCGGTTCATGGCAAGGTGGCAAAGGTTCTAGGTCACGGGTATCAGACACTGCTACATACCGTGATAACTGGGACAAGATATTTGGAGGGGATAAGAATGGAACTGGCACTACTGAAAAGCCTACTGAATAAGAAGTTCTACGATGAGTACAAGGGCGACAGATGCCCGCATCGTTTGTTCAGCAAGGAAATGGGCAAGATCAAGACACTGATTGATCATGCAATGGATAAGTACAAGCGTGACTTAACAGTGAGTGAGATCGAGGGATTGTTCTTAGCTAATGAGAAAGGGCTGACTACTTCTGAGATTGATGAGTACAAAGCACACTTCAATAAGATGAAGTATGAAGAGCCTGTTGGTTCTGATGTAGCCAATGAGATTCTATCCAAGCTATTCCAGAAAGATGTGGGGTCACAACTGTATGCCCTGTCGTTTGATTACGTGAATAACAAGGATGTTAACCTTGAGCCACTACGTAAGATACTTAACAATCACCGTGAGGATTTCTTACCTGACCTAAACATTGAATGGGAAGACATCTCCCTTGAGACATTGCTTGAGAAGGATGATGAAGAAGCACGTTGGAAGTTCAACTTACCTACACTTGCACAGCATGTTGAGGGCGTGAATGCAGGACACTTAGTCGTAGGTGGTGCTCGCCCTAACACAGGTAAGACATCCTTCCACGCATCACTGATCGCTGGACCCAACGGCTTTGCATCACAGGGTGCCAAGTGTGTTGTGCTCTGTAACGAGGAAGCCTATCACCGTGTCGGCACACGTTACCTGACAGCGGTAACTGGTATGACCATGAAGGAGATCAGGAAGAATCCCCATGAGGCACACGCCCGTTGGAACAAGCTAAGTGCCAACATCAAGCTCAAGGAATCTACCGGGCAGAACATGAACTGGGTTGAGCAGGTATGTAAAGCATACAAGCCAGACGTAGTCGTGTTAGATATGGGTGACAAGTTTGCTCAGGATCAATCACATGAAGGACTCAAGCTCTGTGCTATCCACGCTAGACAGATAGCCAAGGAATATAACTGTGCAATCTTCTACATGTCACAGCTAAGTGCTGAGGCAGAGGGACGCACTAATCTTAACCAGTCCATGATGGAGGGCAGTAAGACAGGCAAGGCCAGTGAGGCTGACCTGATGCTACTTGTAGCTAAAGATCCTCCCGTTGAGGGCATGGAAGATGATGGGTTCACTCGACATATTAATGTTGCAAAGAATAAATTAACTGGGTGGCATGGGCGTATTACGTGTAATCTAAACTACTACATAGGAAGATATGAGGTATAACAGTGACGCAACGTAAACGATTCGACAGAGAACTATTTCAAAAGTATGATCAGCTAGCACGTGATGTGACTACAAAGTATCTACAGTCGATAGGTTATGAAGTGACTGAACACCCTGATAGATATGCACAGGACTTAATTGCATATGGCACAGACAAAGACTTCTGTGTCGAGTGTGAAGTCAAGTTAGTTTGGGAGGTCTCGGAATTCCCATACCCCAATGTTCAATTGCCTGAGAGGAAGAAGAAGTTCTTCAATGTGCCTACACAATTCTTCATATGGAACAAGCCACTAGAGCATGCGATGACCTTCTGGTCACACGATGTAGCTACACTTGAACCTGTCGAGGTGCCTAACAAGTATGTGTATGCAGGGGAATACTTCTATCAGGTACCGATGGAGATGATCAAGAAGGTGAAGGCATGCGAGTAGTACTTGACGTAGAGAACACTGTCACCAAGAAAGATGGCAAGCTACATTTAGATCCATTCACACCAACTAACAGTCTAGTCATGGTCGGCTTACTTGCTGAGGGCGAACATCCTAAGCACTACACCTTTGACCACAGTGAGTATGATTGTAAGTATGAGTACAGGAAGCGTGACTGTGAAGAGATACAGGCACTGCTAGATAAAACCACACTACTGATTATGCACAATGCTAGCCACGATCTTCAGTGGATCTTGGAGACAGGCTTCAAGTATGAAGGTGATGTGTGGGACACCATGCTAGGTGAGTACATCCTACAGCGTGGACAGAAACAACCCCTGTCATTGGAGGCATGTGCTGAGAGGCGTGACCTACCAGTCAAGAAGCAGGACACACTCAAGAAGTATCTCAAGGATGGATACACTGTAGATAAGATTCCGTATGAGGAGTTGAAGGAATACTTATACGGTGATCTTGAGACAACCATGGCCTTGTTCTATGAGCAACAGGCTGACTACAGGGACGATGCCAACAGAGGTCTTGTGCCTGTCGCTGAGCTAACCATGGACACTACCAAGGTACTGACAGACATCTACCGTACAGGATTTAAGGTAGATACGGATGCACTTGAGCAGGTACGCAAAGAGTTTGAGGCAGAGAAACTATCACTCATACGTGATTTAAATCAGTCAGTCTTATCTCTTATGGGTGATACCCCGATCAACCTCAACTCACCTGAGCAGTTATCATGGGTCATCTACTCACGTAAGCCATTGAACAAAACACAATGGGCCAACGACGCTGATCCATACATGAGTCCTACTGACTTCAGGCGATTCGTTAATGAGTCAAGCGTTCCAGTGAGACGCACTAAAGCTGTTAAGTGTCCGGACTGTAAGGGTAACGGTACATTCTTCAAACAGAAGAAGGATGGCAGTAACTACAAGAACGCAACTAAGTGTGGAACCTGCATCGGTAGGGGCTACGTATTAAATGAACTACCTAAACTAGCGGGGCTGAAGTTCAATGCACCCAGTGCTAAGTGGCACAGTGCTAATGGATTCAGTACAAGTAAAGATAAACTGGAGTACTTACGCAATGTCTCAGTCAGTAAAGGAATGCAAGAAGCCGCATCGTTCTTATCTAAACTCACCAGACTTTCGGCGGTCGATACATATCTTTCTAGCTTCGTGGATGGTATCAATATATTTACTAAGCCAGATAGTAGGCTTCATGTACGGCTTACTCAGCACATGACATCTACTGGCAGGTTCTCAGGGCGTGATCCCAACATGCAGAACATGCCACGTGGCGGTACATTTCCTGTAAAACGGGTGTTCATCTCCCGATTTGCAGGAGGTAAGATCATGGAGGCTGACTTCGCTCAGCTTGAGTTCCGTGTAGCGGCGTACCTGTCGCAGGATGAAGTAGCAATCAAAGAAGTATCGGAGGGTTTTGATGTCCACTCATACACAGCACAAGTCATTTCGGAAGCGGGTCAGAAGACTAGCAGACAGGATGCGAAGGCACACACGTTTGCACCGCTCTACGGAGCAACNGGCTACGGAAGAACANCNGCCGAAGCACGATACTANGANCACTTCACAGAGAAGTACAAAGGAATCGCCAGATGGCACAGAGAGTTAGCCAAGGAAGTTCTTACGTACAAGAAGATCACTACACCTAGTGGTAGGGAGTTCGCATTCCCCGATGTGAAGCGNAGGAAGAATGGCACAGTGACTAACTTCACAGCAATTAAGAACTATCCTGTGCAGTCATTCGCTACCGCTGACATTGTCCCTGTCGTATTGATTGAGATACACAAGCGTATGGCTNACATGCNATCATGTATCGTGAACAGTGTGCATGACTCAATCGTTATCGACATACATCCTGATGAAGAGGCACAGGTAATAGGTGTAATTGCGTCAGTTAATGGTGACCTGAAAGAAATCATTGACAATAAATTTAAAATAAATTTCAACGTACCCCTTTTATTAGAGGCTAAACTTGGTGTAAACTGGCTTGAGCAACAGGAGGTCTGATATGACAACAGAAATTGCAACACTCAACACTGCGAACTTCGCAGAGATGGCACAAGCTATGGGCATGGGTGCTGACATGAACAGCGGCCCATCTAAATCATCTACCCTTCCACGTCTACGTATCTGGAATCAACCAGTGATGGGGCAGGTAGAAGTCAAAGGCAAGCTGAAGAACATGGAGGTTGTACCTGCTGGTATGTACCGTCTTCAACTACCAGACGAATCATTCATCTATGCGGAGAGCGTAGAGATCCGTGTGTTTGTACAGCGTTTTATGTACAAGCGTTACAACTCAGATGAGAAGTCTTATGTGAAGACCATCATGGCTGAGGATCTTAACGGTGACCTGAAGGACAACACAGGTAAGTTCAACTGTGGTAAGCCAGCCGGTTACATTGAGGACTTCCAAGCCCTGCCGGATGACACAAAGGCTTTGATCAAACAGATCAAGCGTGTCCGTGTACTGCTTGGGGAAGTCAAGCTGATCAATCCCGTTGATGCTGATGGCAACGAAGTGGACGCAGATGTATCTCCATTCATTTGGGAGATTGATAACCGTGATGCCTTCAAGACAATGGGCACACCTTTCAATGTGATGGGCAGACAGAAGCGTCTACCTGTACAGCATTGGATTAAGTGTGGCTCAGAGGAACGTAGCTTGCCTACAGGCGCATCTTTCTTCTTGCCTACCCAAGAGCTTGACCTGAGTAATAACGTCGAGCTACAGGAGTCTGATCAGCAACGCTTCTCTGACTTCATTGAGTGGATCGGTAACTACAATCAGTACATTGTCAATGCGTACAATGAAACTAACGTAGCTCAGGTATCCAAGGCGGATGCTGATCTTGTCGATGAGTTCATGAACATTGATGAGGAGTGATCATGAACCATCCTGCTGAGATAAAGATACATCGGTATCTAGAGGATGTACGTAAGGCGAAACGTGGCATGAGCAGTGCCACTATCGCTCGCATCGTAAGGGACGTACAGGAAGCTGTTGAGAAACAGTTCAATCAGAGTGAGCGTAAGTTCACAATGCGTATGTCTAATATCGGCAGACCTTATTGCCAGTTATGGTTTGATAAGAACAAGCCAGAGGAAGGCATTGACATGCCCGCTAACTTCCTGATGAACATGATGATTGGTGACATCGTGGAAGCTGTCTTCAAAGGAGTGTTGACAGAAGCGGGTGTGGACTTCAGTGATGGATTCAAATCTACATTGACTGTTGGTAAGCACAAGATTGATGGCACTCATGACTTGATCATGGATAAGCGTGTGGACGATATCAAGTCTGCATCCCCGTGGTCATACAAGAACAAGTTCAAAGACTATGAGACACTCAAAGCTCATGACTCTTTTGGCTACATCGGTCAGCTTGCAGGGTACTCTAAGGCATTGGGTGTTGAACCCGGTGGTTGGTGGGTACTGAACAAGGCAACAGGTGAATTCAAGTATGTGTCTGCATGGGACATGGCTGTCGATAGGCAGGACATCTTGGATGAAGTAGAAGACAAGGCTAACAAGCTAGCTCAGAATAAGTTTGAGCGTTGCTTTGAACCTGTCGAAGAAACATTCCGTAAGAAACCAACCGGCAACAAAGTACTCGCAGAGGAATGTGGCTGGTGTAAGTATCGCTTCAAGTGTTGGCCCTCACTACAAGAGCTACCCTCGCTTGCATCACAGGCAAAAGAACCGCCCATGGTTGCATACATCGAGATAGCTGATGAGTATAAAGAGAAGCAAGACACGGAGTAATGCACTCAAGCATGGGTATCGTTCTGGGTTAGAGCATGTTGTACTGGACTCACTGAAGTCCCGTAAGTGTTCTGCCCAGTACGAGTGCTTCAAGATTGAGTGGGAAGATCTAAACTATCGGACATATACCCCAGACTTTTTATTACCAAATGGAATAATAATAGAGACGAAGGGCAGGTTCTTACCTGACGATAGAAAGAAACACCTATCAATCAAGAAGCAACACCCCGATCTAGATATCCGATTTGTATTTAGCAACAGTAATAGTAAGTTACGTAAGGGTGCTAAGACTACATATGCAGATTGGTGTACTAAGAATGGGTTCTTGTATGCGGACAAGGATGTCCCACAAGAATGGATTGACGAGAGAAAAAAACCTGCTAAGCTAATGCCTAGTGAGTTTGTAAAATTTCCATTAGAGAAAATTAAAAGGTAGTTATACATGACAGACGAATCAAATCATTCATCATTCGCAGTTGCACTTACGCCTGAGTTTGATGAGCAGGGTAACTGGACAGGTGCAGTAAGTGCTACGCTTGAAGAAGATGTACGCAATGACCTGAACACGGATGAGCTAACACAGATCCGTAGCGTGTGTGGTATGATGGCGGCTTGCTTGCCATTGATGGAAGAGGATGAAGACTTCTTGGAATACATCAAGGGTTACTTCTCAGCTAACTACACACAGCTTATTGATGAGATCCTTGATGATGCAGAAGAGCAGGACAAGCCTAGTTTTGTACGCAGTAAAGATGGCAAGGTGATCACATTAGATTTCAATACGAAGACACATGGGAGTGCATGATGAGTGAGTCAGAGAGCATTGAGAAGATTCAATCTGTAGGTGATGTATTTGATGATGTCCTTGAGGATGAAGAGGATAGATTCTTTGATGAGGTAGATAAGCCTGAGCACTACAACTCTGGACTGATTGAAACCTTTGACTACATCTGTGATGTAATGCGATTCCTGCACCCGCTAGCCCCTATGTGGGGATGCCAGTGGCAGATACTCAAGTACTTAGGCACACGCCTATGGAGTAAGGGTGACCCTATCACCAATGCCAAGAAGGCACGATGGTATCTCAACAAGATGATTGAGATGATGGAAGAGACGGAAGGGAAACACTGGTAATGTCACAGGAAGTTGAAGTAAAGGTTGACTTAGAATTCAATGTGGATATAACTGAAGTTTCGCCCGGACAAAGGACAGAAGATGGCATCACAGAAATCGTTAGCGAAGTGCTCGATTCATGTGTCTATGACATTCCGGGTGCGGAACTTAAGCGGATCGGAATTGAAATTGAAGGACTTGATTAGTGGACTCTACAAAGTACAAGGGAATCGAGATAGATCTAGACAGAGATAAAGACCTGTCAGATCAGGCGATGGCCCTACTCAAAGATTATTACATGTTGGATAATGAACTGTATGCACAGCAGGCATTTGCACGTGCGGCAGTTGCATACTGTGAGGGTGATCATGCTTTTGCTCAACGGATTTATGACTATGCTAGCAAGCGTTGGTTTATGTTTGCATCTCCGGTCTTGTCTAACGCACCCGGAGACGGAGAGGACATCAAGGGTCTTCCTATCTCTTGCTTTCTCACTTATGTTGGTGACAATCTGGACTCCCTTATTTCTCACAACGCTGAAGTTGCATGGCTATCTGTCAAGGGAGGTGGAGTCGGCGGTCACTGGTCTAATGTACGCCCTGTAAGTGACAAGGCACCGGGAGTGATCCCATTCATGAAGGTTGTTGACTCACAGATGACAGCCTACAAACAAGGCAAGACCCGTAAGGGTAGCTATGCCGCATACCTTGATGTATCTCACCCGGAGATCATTGAGTTCGTCAGGTTCAAAGATCCCACTGGTGGTGATGCGAACCGCAAATGCTTTAACTTGTTTAATGCAGTTAACATTACAGATGCTTTTATGGAGGCAGTAAAAAATGGAGAACAATGGGAACTACGATGCCCTAACTCAGGAGCTATCAGATCTACAGTCCAAGCTAGAGAACTGTGGCAAAGAATACTTGAAGCTCGCTTCAGAACAGGTAGCCCTTACCTCAACTTTATCGACACAGCCCAGCGAGGGTTACCGGATTCTCAAAGAGCACTTGGACTCACAATTAATGGCAGTAACTTGTGCAATGAAATCCATCTCGCTACATCTGAAGAACGTACAGCAGTCTGTTGCCTCTCCTCAGTCAACCTCGAAAAGTGGGANGAGTGGCGAGACACCAGAATGGTTCAAGACTTGGTCAGACTCTTGGACAACGTCCTTAAATTCTTTATCCGAAATGCTCCGGAAGAGTTAGAGAAGGCTAAGTTCAGTGCGTACATGGAGCGGTCCATCGGCTTAGGTGCGATGGGCTTCCATGGTTACCTACAGAACAAAGGCATTGCATGGGAATCTTGGCAGGCGGCTAGTGAGAACTACCAGATGTTCAAGAAGATCAAAGAAGATGCTCTGGAGTCAACACATGAACTCGCTAAAGAAAGAGGTGAAGCACCGGATATGGCAGGCACAGGGCGGCGTAATGCTCATCTACTTGCGATTGCTCCGAATGCTAACTCGTCTATCATATGTGGGTGCTCAGCGTCTATTGAGCCTATCAAGTCTAATGCATACACGCACAGAACACGTGCAGGTGCGCATCTGGTTAAGAACAAGGAGCTAGAGAAAGTTCTGGAGGAACACGGTGAAAATACGGAAGGCACATGGAAAACAATCATTGCGAACGAAGGCTCTGTCCAGCATCTGGACTTCCTCAGCGATCATGAGAAGGGCGTTTTCAAGACAGCCTTTGAACTCGATCAAGCATGGGTTGTTGAACATGCGGCTAAGAGACAGGAGTTTATTTGCCAAGGGCAGTCAGTGAATCTATTCTTCCCTGCCGGTTCACCTAAACCGTATGTCAATTCTGTACATATCAAGGCGTGGAAGGAAGGACTCAAGGGTCTGTACTATTTACGTACAAACGCAGGCGTATCTGCTGACAAAGTAGGTGCATCCATTGAACGTAACGCACTGAAAGATTTCTCATCTGATGCAGATGGGGATGAGTGCATCTCATGCCAAGGGTAGATACACCATGCCTAGAAAGAAACAATTGCAGATAGCAATAGGACCAATAGAACACGTGCCTTCAGAAAAAGATAGAAGCCACAACGAGCTTGTGTGCTCCATCTGCCACTGCGAGTTTGACATTGAACTTGAGGGTGGCATTGATGGGTACCTAGGTGTACTGCCTGTGGCTATGTGTGCTATGTGCTACTCAGGATTAGATGAGTTCTTCACTCAGATGCATGGATGCTATGACGATGAACATGATGGATACGAGGATCACGATGAAGATTAAAGGTATACACATGAATGCCAGAGGAAAGCCAGTAGATCGTTTTGATTTGGAAGATGCGATCATGAAAGCATGGCGCACAACGGATGACATCAAGGCTTTCTATACGTCCGCTGAGCACATGGATGAGGATCAGGTAATCAATGCCCTTATGGGGCTAGAGATCTTCGCTGAGATGCGCTTTAACGAGCTTTGGAATACATATGAACAATGCATTAACAACGGAGTATTTGATGACAGCACAAAACGTGGAGAAGAAATTGCTAAGGCTTTGGATGCGACTCCTCAAAGCTTCGGTCAAGAACAAATCTAGGAAGATAGCTAAGCTAGAGAGCAGGCTGATTCAGTTAGAACTGGAGAAGAAGAAATATGAGCATTGATTTTGATGAAGAGTTTGACCTACTCAAAGCACTGCGTGAAGCGCAAGCACTTGAAATGGTTGAAGAAACTGACAATGGGTGGCAGACTAAGGTAGTACCTGATGCACTGTCACAAAGAGCCGCAAAAGAAATTGTTGAATTACGTCAACAGGTTAACGAACTTCGCAATAGATTGGCTAACAAAACGATTGACTAATTTCCCTCGTTGAGTATAACTACTCAGTGCTTATGGCCCACTTCGGTGGGCTTTTTTTCCTTTAACAATAAACGGAGTGGTGTATGCCATTGCTAGAAGAATCAAAAACTTACAAGCCGTTTCTATATCCATGGGCTGTGGAAAAAGCTATCTCACATGAGAAGGTACACTGGGGTGAATGGGAAGCTAAACTGCAAGATGATGTTGCGCAGTGGAGCAACGGGAAGTTAACTGATGTCGAAAGAAACCATATTACACAGATCCTTAGACTCTTTACGCAGTCGGATGTCCAAGTTGGAACTAACTACTTGGAATCTTACATACCTAAATTTAANAATAACGAAATTCGGGCTATGCTTACTAGCTTTGCTAACCGTGAATTTGTTCATCAGCGTTCTTANGCTCTACTTAATGACACGCTAGGTCTGCCAGAAGAAGAGTTCTCAGCATTCTTAGAGTATGAGCAGATGGCTAACAAGATTGAGTTCATGGCTGACATTGATGTGAACACACAGTCAGGTNTAGGCAAGGCAGTTGCCCGGTCAGTGATCAATGAAGGCATGAGTTTGTTCAGTGCGTTCGTGATGCTACTCAACTACCAGCGCACAGGTAAGATGCGAGGCATGTGTGAGATTGTNGAGTGGAGNATCCGTGATGAGACGATGCACTGTGAAGGTATGACTAAACTGTTCCGCACATTCTGTGAGGAGCACCCACGAATTGTTACAGATGAATTTAAATCAGATATATATCAAATGGTTAGGGATGCTGTGTCTCTGGAAGATAAAGTTATTGATCTTGCGTATGAGATGGGTGACTTGGAAGGCTTGTCGAGAGAGGAAGTTAAGTCATATATCCGATACATTGCGGACAGACGGCTCATTCAGCTTGGACTTAAAGGGAACTACAAAGTCAAAGAGAACCCGCTACCATGGGTTGACTGGGTGGTTGCAGGAGATTCTCACAAGAATTTCTTTGAGGGTGTTGTGACAGATTACAATGCCGCAGGTATGGAAGGTGATGACTGGGGGTGGCAGGCCGCATGAG